CGCGCCGAACAGCCCGGAGCCTTGCAGGGGCTGCATTCGACGTGGGAACTGGTCATCGCCGACGAAGCGTCGGACGTACCGGAGACGGTCTGGGAAGCCGCCCAGTCGTCGCTCACGGGACCCCATCCAATGGCGATTCTCACCGGGAATCCCTTGTACCGGGAGGGGTTCTTTCACCGGGCGTTTACCGATCTGTCGGATTACTGGTGGGTCCGCCACGTCTCGCGGGCCGAAGTCGTTCCCTCTCTTGAGACGGATGCCTATGCCCTGTTACAGGAGGCCGAAAGCGGTGGAAGGCATACTAATCGATACCGAATCCGTGTTCTCGGAGAACCCCCGATCTCGGAAGATGATGTCATCATCCCTTATGACCTGGTGGAACCTGCCCTCAGTCGTGACGTTACCGTGTCCCGCATGGCTCCCGTGGTCTGGGGGCTTGATTGTGCCCGGTTTGGGTCCAATCGCTCTGCCCTAGCCAAACGCCAAGCCCAAATCCTCTTAGAGCCGATCCGCTGGTGGTCCAAGCTCGACACAGTCGAACTGTGTGCGCGGGTCAAGATGGAATGGGACACCACCCCGGATCACCTGCGGCCGGTGATGATCTGCGTCGATGCGATCGGGCTGGGCGGGGGCGTGGTGGACACGCTCAAAGCGTCCGGCCTGCCGGCGCGCGGGATCAATATTCAGGAACTCCCCCCGCTCCATTCGGTGGACAAGTACCGTGATTTACGAACCGAGCTGTGGTTCAAGGCGCGGGAATGGTTTACGCGCAGGGATTGCAAAATCCCCCAGAAGTACGGGAGCCACACACCGGGGGAGAACTTCATCCAAGAGTTGACGACGGAAACCTACGACTTCTCCGGCGGCAAGGGACGTTTACAGGCCTTACCGAAGGACAAACTCCATTCTCCCGATTTGGCCGACGCTTTTATCCTGACCTTTGCCAACGAATCCGCAGTCTTGGCCCAAGGTCGCGAGCGTCGGGTTACCCGTTTGCAGCAGCGTGAGGTCGCCATTGGCTGAGAAACAGAAACCCATGACCAACGGGGAAGTCGAAGCCGTCCTCCAAGGCCATATCGCGGACGCGTCCTCGTTCCTCGAGGCCCAGTTGTCTCCCGAACGCGCGACCGCGACGAAGTTCTACCAAGGCCAGAAGTTCGGCAACGAACAGAAAGGCCGGAGCCAGGTCGTCTTGACCGACGTGCGGGATACCGTCATCGCCATGCTGCCGAGTTTCATGCGCGTGTTCTTCGGCGCGGAGCAGGCAGTCGAATACCGGCCCCATGGCCCCGAAGACGTGGCCACCGCCGAACAGGCCACCGACTTTGTGAACACCGTCGTCCTCCAGCAGGACAACGCGGGGTTTACCGAGTTCTACGCGTGGATGAAAGACGCCCTCGTGCGGAAACTCGGCACCATGAAATACTGGTGGGAAGACCGCAGCACCTGGAAAGCCTACACCGCCGACCGGCTGGACGTAAACCAGTTCGAAGCGTTGGCGAACGACCCTGACGTGCAACTGACATCGGTCGAGGAGTATGCCGAAAATGGCATCCCCTACCGCAACGTCAAATACAAACACTGGCGCTACGAAGGGTTCGCCCGGCTCGCCTGCGTCCCCCCGGAGGAAATCCTGATCTCCCGCGAGGCCCGCAGCCGGGAAGATGCCTTGCTCATCGCCCACCAGACCGAAAAGACCCGGTCTGAACTCGTGGCGATGGGGATTGACGGAAAAGTCATCGACGAGTTCGGCGGCCCGTCCTCCCGGCTCCGGCATTCGCAAGAGGACATCGCCCGCCGCGGCGGGATGGTGCAAGACACCTTGGAAGCGGACCCCGACGCCGTCCGCCACCTGTACATCGAAGCCTATGTCTACCTCGACGTAGACGGGGACGGAGAAGCGGAACTGGTCAGGTGCTGCTGCATCGGCGAAGGACAGCATCTCGTCAAAGACCCGGAGCCCATCGACGAGAGACCGCTGGCCTTTCTGTGCCCCGACCCGGAGCCCCACGTCTTGATTGGCCAGTCCGTGGCGGACCGGACGATGGATTTGCAGCGCATCAAGTCCGACGTGCTCAGGGCGAAGCTCGACAGTCTCGCGGCCGGGATTTTCCCGCGCCGCTACGTCATGGAAGGCGAAGTCAACATGCAAGACCTCGCCTCCACCGCCGTGGGGGCCGATATCCGCACGTACTCGCCTCCGGCCAACGCCGTGTTCGTCGAGAAGCAGCCGCCCGAGATCGAAGCCTTACCCGTGTTGGAGTACCTGGACCTCGTCAAGACGCAACGGGTGGGCCCGATGCCGGCGACGCTGGACCCGGACGCGCTCCAGAGTACGACCGCCAAAGCCGTGAACGCCACGGTGACGGCGGCATCCGATCAACTCGAATTGATTGCCCGGATTTTTGCGGAGACCGGCGTCAAGCAACTGTTCCGGGGATTGCTCAAGCTCTTGGTGGAGCACCAGCCCCGCGCCCGCATGGTTCGACTCCGCAACCAATACGTCGCCGTAGACCCTCGAGCGTGGGACGCCGACATGGACGTGCAAGTCAACGTCGCGCTCGGCGGGGGACTGGTGGAGGAAAAACTTGGGGTCCTGGCTGCTACCGCCGCGAAACAGGAAGCCGTGTTGCAACTCTTGGGCCCCTCGAATCCCCTCGTCACGTTAGGCCAGTATCGCCACACACTGGCGAAGATGCTGGAGCTGAAAGGGTTCAAGGACGTATCCAATTACTGGAACGATATCCCCTTGGATTGGCAACCGCCGCCTCAGCCGCCGCAGCCGAACCCGGAGATGGTCTACGCGCAGGCGGAGATGGTCAAAGCCCAGGCGGGGCTCGCCAAGGATCAGGCCGACTTCCAAGTGGAACGCGCCAAGCTCGAACAGGAACTCTTGGACCTCCGGGCGCAGCTTGCCGCGAAGGGTGCCCAACTCCAATTGGACCGCGAGAAGATGCATTTGGAGGATGACCGCAAGCGCGACGAGGTGGAAGCCAACATCGCCCTCGGTGTGGCGAAGATCAACGCGGAGCACGCGACCTCAGTCACGGTCGAACAAATCCGCGCTGACATGCAGCGCGAGCGCATGGAAACGGACAAGACCATCGCCCGCATGAAGCCGAACGGCAAAGGCAAGAAAGTGTCCATTACCACCGGCGACGGCCGGAAAACCGAAGCCTCAGTGAGCGAGGACTAAATGGCCGCAGGCAAATGGAAGTTCTACGAGTTTGCGAAAGAATACCTCGCAGACGGCACCCACGACGTGGACGACACCACGAACTGGAAAATGGCGCTGTTCCTGTCCACGTCGAACGCCGACACGCTGGGCGGCACCAACGACGTGTACGGTGATTTAACAAACGAACACGCAAACGCCAACGGCTACACCACGGGCGGCGTCGCCATCGGCTCAGGCGTGACGTGGACCGAAACGGCGGGCGGCACCATGACGTTCGATTGCTCGGATGGTGTCTGGACCGCCACCGGCGGCTCGATTACCGCCCGATTCGCCGTCATCTATCGGGACGCCACGGTGAACGGCATCGTCAAGCCGCTGCTCTGTGTGTGTTTGCTCGATACGACTCCCGCCGATGTCACGGCCACCGATGGCAATACCCTGACCGTCCAGATCAACGCCTCCGGCGTCTTCACGCTCAGCGGAGCGACGACCAACTAAATGGCGTTCCCGGTTGTCGCCACCACCAATAGCGGCAACGATACCAGCGGCACATCGCATACCGTCAACCTGCCGGGCAGTATCGCCTCGGGCGATCTGCTCATTGTCCTGTTCGCGAACGATGGCAATGCGACCATCACATGGCCCAGCGGGTGGGATCAAGCGGCCAATGCGCTGTTTGACACGGCGAATGGGACGGCGGTGCGGCTCGCGGGCCGCCAACGGATCGCCGATGGCACCGAAGGCGCCACGATCACCGTTACCACAAGCGCCAGCGAATGGTCAGCGCACAGCACACTACGGATCACCGGGTGGCATGGGACGACCGTGGCGGAAGCAGCGACCGCGACCGGCTCCAGCACCACCGCCGACCCACCAAATCTTGACCCGGCGGGCTGGGCAAGCGAAGACACGCTATGGATTGCCTGCTCAGGACGTGATACGGGCGGCGCAGACGACGACGACAACACCGCCCATCCCACGAACTACACCGCGATTCACAACGTGCTCGCGGGCACCAACGCGGGCGGCGTCAATCTCACCTCCTCGCGCCGCGACAATGCCGTCTCGGCCGAGAACCCCGGCACGTATACCGGCCCGACGACCGAGGAGTGGGTGGCGGCGACGGTCGCAATCCGGCCGGCCGCCGCTGGTGCTGCACTCGTCACGCCGGGTGTCGGTGTTCTCGACCTTACGGGATTCGCGCCGACCGTTCTCACCCCGCGCACCGTCACGCCTGATGTCGGCGTGCTCACGCTGGACGGCTTCGCCCCGACCATCTCCGTCGCGGTCATCGCGGTCACCCAAACCGGGGCGCTCACACTCGATGGATTCGCGCCCACCATCATCAACCCCCATACGGTCTTTCCGGCTGTTGGGGATCTCACGCTTACGGGCTTCGCGCCGACCATTCAGGTCGCCGTCGTCGTCCAAACGCAGACCGGCGCGCTGCTACTCGACGGGTTCGCTCCCACCGTCACAGGTGGTGGCGCTGTGGCAGTGGCACCGGCCGTTGGCGGGCGGCGGCCCCGCAAAGATCAAGAGCGCGCCCGCGCGCGCGCGAGATGGCGTGATGAAGCCCGCGAACACCGCGCGACGATTGCCGAACGCCAAGAGAAAGCGTTGGAGGGGGACGCCGTCCCCGACGTGGCGCCGATACCCAAACGGCTCCCGTCACTGGCGGAATCGCTACTCGATGCGCGGGCGACGATTGAGACGCTCGAGGCGGAGAACGCAGCGCTCAAACTCCGGGTGACTGACCTCGAGCATCTGAACGCCGCGCTGCTCGCGATGGGAGAAGATGCATGGTCCAGCTAGACGCCGAAGCGATTCTCTACCGCGCGAAACTCACGGCGCAGTTTCTGGAATCGCCCGCGTGGAGTGAAACCGTCGAAGCGGTGGAAGCGAAGATCAAGACCGAATGGGCGCGCACCGACACATCAGCGGAGCGCCGGGAACAGTTGTGGCAGAAGTATCAAGCGTTCCAAGACCTGAAGCGCGAACTCCGCGCCACACGCGATCGCGCCAAACTTGACGAACCCCTAGAGGAGTAGGTATTATGCCGAAGCCGGAACCCAGCGCGACCAGTCCATTGACCGCTCGGGAAGCCACACAAAAGATCGCCGCGTTTATCACCGAGCCGGACGAGGCTCGCCCAGAGGATGCGGACGATCAGCAGGACGCGGCGACGCACGCCGCCCCGGCGGATGTTCCCCCAGCGCCACCTCCCCCAGAGCCCGCTGCCCAAGAAACCCCGCCGACTGAGGAGCCGGATTACGAGGTCACCGTCGATGGGGAAACCCTTCGCGTCGATCTCTCCGAATTACGGGCCGGCTACCAGAAGCACGAAGACTATAAGCGCAAGACGATGGCTCTCGCGGAAGAACGCAAGACCTTCGAGGCCGAGTCCAGCGCCGTGCAAGCGGAACGCGCGCAGTATGTCGAAGGCTTGCGGCAAGTACGCCAAGCCCTGGAACAACTCACCGGAGAGCCCGACTGGACGAAACGCCGGGCCGAGTTATCCGCTGAGGAGTTCCTGAAAGAAAAGGCCGATTGGGAGCTGTCCAAAGCCCAGATGGAAAAGCTCAAGCTCGAAGAGCAGCGGGTTCGTGACGCGGCTCAAGCGGACGAGGCCAAGAAGTTCCAATCCTACGTCCGTGCGGAGCAAGACAAGTTGAAAGTCGCGCTCCCCGATTGGGCGGACCCGGACAAGGCGAAAGCCGAAGCGGCCAGACTGCGGGCGCATGGAAAGACCTACGGCTTTTCGGATAAGGAACTCGACAGCGTGGTGGATGCACGCGTCATTCTCCTGCTCCGGGACGCCATGAAGTACCGAGAGCTCCAGCGGGAGCCGAGCGAGAAGGCGAAAGCCAAGACGCCGGCGATCCGGACGGCGAAACCGGGTGCAGCACCACCGCCCCCGCCGCCGAACGCGCGGCAGCAACAGTTGATCGACCGCGCGGCCCAAACCCATCGCACGCGGGACGCGGTGGAAGCGGTGAAAGCCTTACTCTCGGATTAGACCACAGCAGTTCACTACTCACGGGTTTCGTAAGCCCCACGTCTACGGGCGGCGGGGCTTTTTGCTTTGGGGGAGGACAGTATGACGATTATCACGAACACCACGCTGGTGTTCGACATGAAAGGTGTCCGCGAGGAACTCGCGAACATCATCTACAACCTGAGCCCGGAAGACACGCCGTTTGTGTCCAACTCGGGCAAGGGCAGTGTCGACAACACCTTGTACGAATGGCAGCGGGATTCCCTGGCCGCCGCCGTCTCGACCAACGCGCAACTTCAGGGCGACGACATCGGCTCGTTCGACGCCTTTACCGCGACGGTGCGGATGGGCAACCGGACGCAGATCAGCCGCAAAGCCATCGTCGTAGCCGACACCGCCGGGGCCGTGTCTGCGGCGGGCCGCAAGGATGAGCTGGCCTATCAGGTCATCAAGCGCGGCTCGGAAATCAAGCGCGACATCGAAAAGAACTCGCTCGACAACGTGGGAGCGGTCGCTGGTAACTCCACGACTGCGCCCAAGACCGGCACGATGGGCGCCACCATCGGCTCCATCGACGGCACGAACGTCAGCATGGGCGCCACGGGCACCAACCCGACCGACGCCTTGCTGTTCACCGATCCCCGCAACGACGGCACCCAGCGCGCCGCGACCGAAGCGTTGCTCAAGGTCGTGCTGCAAGGCGCGTGGAATAACGGCGGGTCTCCCGACACCATCATGGTGGGACCGTTCAACAAGGCGGTCTTCTCGGGCTTCGCCGGCGTCGCGACCAAGACGTATTTCCAGGAAGCTGCCCGGCCGGCGGCCATCATCGGGTCGGCGGATGTCTACGTCGGGGAGTTCGGCACGTACTCCATCGTCCCGAACCGCTTCCAGCGGGACCGGGACGCGTGGGTGCTGGACTTCGAGATGTTGCAGATCGTATACCTGCGTCCGTTCCGCGTGGTCGAACTCGCGAAGACGGGCGATGCAGAGAAGCGGATGCTCGTGGTCGAGTGGGGCCTAAAAGTTAACACCGATCATGCGCATGGATTGCTCGCGGATCTGCTGACTTCCTAACCTGAACCACGGGAGCGGGGCCTTCGGGCCCCCTCCCCAGGGAGTTGTATGCCACGCAAAGCGGATGAACCGATTGTCGTCTTGACCCCTGAGGAAAAGCGGCGCTTGGAGTGGGAGGAGTTTCAGCGGCAGGACACCGCCTATCAGGAAGCCCAGTTCGCGGCGGGGAACGTCCCGTGTCCGACCTGCGGCGTCCTGAAGGGCTACAACCCGGTCACCGGCATCCAGGTGCGGAGTTTCCACGGCCGGCGCGAGGTGGCGGGCCACCGGGAGAGTTGCCCGAAGAACACGATCGAGAAGAAGTAATGCCGAAGAAACTCTACATGGCTTCGGCAAAGCGCAGCTTCTCGAAGCTCGGCACCAAGAGCAACGCGCCGACGCGGGGGCCGGAGAAACCGCGCCCCGCCCAGATCAGTCACCGGGCAGCGGCGAAGGGATTCCGCCGGCGCCAGCGGGAAGGCTATGAGTGACGGGCTGTTCCTCGATCACGATTCGCTGAC